TACCTTTGCGGCCTTCAGCCCGAGCTCGACGAGACGGCGGTCACGGTATGCCCGGGCTTGGCCGATATCCTGTGGCGTACGCTCCAGCACCTTGAGGCCGGCGCGGTTGATGCGGAAATAGAGGTTCCCGTTGACGACGACCAGATGATGATCGGGCGAAGTCTCGCGGACTTGGGCGGTGGCCCTGACCTTGCCCATCGTGAACTTGGGACAGGCGAGCAGCCACCGGGCGCGGTCGATGGAGATGCCCATGCCGGCGGCCCAGACGGCTTGCTCGCGGGTCAGAGTTTCCATGCCCGGGCCATGCGGCGACCTTCCGCCATGATGTCGTTACGGCTGTTCGGCTTGAAGCAGAGCTCCACGTCGAAGTCTACCTCGGCCCGCAGGTCGAGGACTGACCAGGCTTCCTCGTCGTTCGCGGGTAGGACGCCGGCTGTGGAGATGTAGACCGTCCGCAGGTTCCAGTTATACTCGTCCATGATGCGGCTGACGACCTTGTACTCGTTAAGGTAGCGCCAATCCGAGCAGACGACCGTCTCATGGGGCAGGCCGTCGGCGCTGACGAACGGGAGGTAGCGGGCGAGGTGCTCGGCGAAGACGTCCTGGTTGAGGGAGCGGGCGAACTTCCCGGTCGAGACGAGGAAGTCACGGTGCTTGACCTTGAACTCCTCGTTAAAGAAGTCCCCGTCGAGGTGCAGATAGGACAGCATCGCGTTGGCGCATTCCTTCAGCGGGTCGGCGAAGTTGACCTTGTAGGCCCTGCGCTCAGACCATTCCATCAGGCCGCTGGCGAGGGTATCCTTCCCGGCCCGGGAGAAGCCCGCGATCATCACGAGGGTCGGGCGGCCTTCGGTGATAGCCATCAGACGGCGGTGGCTAGGCGTTTGGCGTGGCGTCGGGCCTTGCGGAACTGGCGGCCCGAGAGGTTCAGCGCCTTGCGGAGGTGACGCGGCTTGACGGTGGCGTCGCGGAGGAGGGCCTCGGCGCAGATCAGGAGGCGAACCTCCCGGGACTGCGCGCGGGCCTCGGTGATGAAGTCGGCGTCCATTAGAAGGGAACGTCCCCTGACTGCGGTTCGGCTGCGGTCGGCTTCACGGTGCCGCGGGCGAAGGCCAGTTTATATTTGAACTGGGGCTTGCTCTGCCATTCGCCGTTCGGCTCGACGGTCACGGCCACGTCGACGGTCTGACCGCAAGCGGGCTTGAGGTACTCCAGGAACTCGGCCTGCGTCGCGTCGGTGCGGATCTCGGCGGTGAACTTGCCGGAGAACTTGCCGACGAGCATGGCGAGAGCCTTGCCGTATTTGGTCGAGTAGTTCTTGGACAGGCAGTTGCCCTCCACGTCGACGAAGAACAAGCGGGAGGAGGTGGTGCCGTCCTCCCAGACCTTGACCTTCTCGAACTTGGGGGCGATGAGCTTGAGGCGGTAATTGCCGGACTGTTCGATGGTCTTGAGCGGGGGGCGGTCGTTTGCGGGTTGGGTCATGTTTTTGTATTAGGCGAAGTTGATGGGGGCGGCGGCGTCGCTCGGGCCCTTGTTCAGGTCGAGCGTCTGGATATCCTGGGCATACCCGGGCCACTCGCCCGAGGCGCTGCACGTCTTGTAGGCCTCGATAGCCTTGACGAAGTCGGTGTAGCCGTAGGCCATCAGGTCGGGGCCGAGCTCGTAGACGGCGGTCTGGAGGGTTTCCTTCTCGACGCAGATGAAGCGGAAGCCCTGGACGTGCTCCTTGAAGCCGGCTTGGTAAGCGGCCTTGTAGAAGTTAGCCTGTAGGTTGTAGCGGTAGGCGCGGACGGCCTTGAGGAAGCCGGCGGGGGAAGCGTCCTCACAGGTCTTCAGATCGTAGAGGTAGCCGTCGGACTCCCCGACCGCGTCGATGGCGGCCTTGATGGGGCAATCCATATAGGAGGCCATGAACATCAGTTCGGTGTGCTTGAACTTGAAGCCGTGGCGCTCGATGCAGCCCATCGCGGCGGCGGCGATCTTGTGCGCCTCGGCGGCCTCCTCGTTACTCAGGACGGTCGTGCCGGGCTCAAGGGCGGAGGCGAACGCCTCGTAGGTGGCCTTGCCGTCCTTCGTGCGGCGGTCGCAGACGGGGGCGATGGCGAAGGCGGTGCGGGCCTTGGCGGGCTCCAGGACGAGGGCGTGGACGTAGGAGCCGAGGCGGAGGGCCTTGGTCTGCTCGCGCTCGGCGGTGACGTAGAGGTGGTAATGGGCCGGGGACTTCAGCAGTTCCTTGGAGCCGGAGTAGTTCAGCGCCTCGATACAATCGTACTGGACGCGGTGGGGGATGATGTGGGACTGGATGACGGGTTGCATGGGTATTGGTGGAAAGTTTCAGAGGTCGGCGTCAGGGGAGTCGGACTCCTCCAGGGCGTGGGTGATGCGCTTGGCGGACTCCAGGGCGGCCTCGGCGGCCTCCTCGCACTTCTCCAGCTGGACGCGGAGGCATCGGAGGTGGACGACGATGAGGTGGACACGGTCGTAGAGCGCCTTGAGGTCGTAGGCTTCGGCGAGGGCCTCGGGGTCGATGGCCTCCAGTTCGCGGTTAGCCCACGAGACGGCCTTGTTGACCTCGTCAAAGGAACTCTCGGCGGCGGCGTCCTGGGCTCGGTTACGGAGAGAGTTCAGGCTGTCCCCTATCTGGATCAGGAGGTGCCGTATGTGGTCGGTGTTCGTCATGTTAGAAAGTGACCTCGGTCATCGTGCGCCCGTCCACGAAGAAGAAGCGGACGTTGGAGCGCTTGAGGGTGGGAAGCACGTCGCGCTGCCAGTCCTTGAGGTTCGCGTCGAAGACCTTGCGGGACTTGGCGAAGACCTCGGCGTAGGGCAGGCTATCGAGGAGGATGATGAGGACGAACGGGTAGCCTGCGGAAGCCGCGGCCTTGACGATGCCGGAGGGGATTAGGAGGGGCTTCTTGACCGGGCGCATCAGCGGATGATGATCGTGTGAGCCTCGGCCCACTTTAAGACCTCAAAGATGAAGGCGGCGACGAGCAGGCCGGCGATGACACCGAACCAGAAGGACGGGCGGTCGATGTTCACTTGGTCAGGGGGCGGATGCCCTGGGCATGGGTGGAGGCCGTGAAGGCCGCGGGCTTGGAGGACGCGGCGCCATCGTCATCGAGGTCGGTGGCGATGCCGACCGCGGTCATCAGGGATTGCCGGCGGAGGTAGGTGATGGCGCTGCCGATCTGCTGCGGGGTCATGCCCTCGGCTTTGACGGACAGGCGACCAGCGGGGAAGACCGTGCCGTCGGCGTGGCGGATGGAGGTGTGCACGATGACCTTGCCGTCTTCTGAGTCGAGCGCCTGGACGATGGCGAGGCGGTGCTTCGCGGCGACGCCCTTGACGGTTTCGAGCACCTCGGCGAGCGAGGCATACTTGGATTTGAAGGCCGGGTTCACGCGGTCGGCGTGGACGTTGCCGACGTCGTTCAGGAACGTCACCAAGTCGGCGTTGGGATTGTGGGCGGTGGGGCTCATGTGGGGGGAGAGATTATTCGGCGGCCTGCTCTTCGCCGGCGCTCAGCTTGTCCAGGTCATCGACCGACACGCGGGTCAGCGAGCCGTTGATGATGGGGTTATAGTACTCCTTGCCGTTGTAGACGGAGACCTTCAGCAGACGGGCGAGCCGCTTGCCGGGGAGGATGACGTAGGAGGTGCCCGGGACTTCGCGGATGGCGACGACCTCGGCGGGGGAATTGGTCTTCTTCTTGATCATAGGGAAAGTCAGTTGATAGCGCCGCGCTTGGCGGCATCGAGGATGAGCAGGGCGTCGGCGTTCCAGAGCGTGACGTCGACGGTGGGAAAGAGCTCAGCGGCCCGGGCCTTGAGGACGTTCTTCCATTCGGTCGTCGAGCGCTCGCCCTTCGTGCCGCAGGTGTGCGCCTTCTGCCAGATCGCGGGGCGGACGCGGTGCATCTTCCAGCCGAGGCAGACCGCGGCACCGTAGAGGACGCCGGTGTTCCACATCAGTTTGCCGATGGCCGAGCCTGGGATGTTCTTGCCGGCGAAAAGGGGCGGCTCCTCAAGGTAGCAGTCGATTTCCTTCGCGGTGTTGGAGACTTCGACGAGGAAGGAAACAACCTCGAAATCAGTCCCCGGCATCTTCTGCACCGTGACGACCCCGTCCCGATCCAATAGGGCGAGGCCGCCGTTCACGCCTGGGTCGATTGCTACGATGAGGGCCACGAGCAAGGACATTGCACGGCCTCAAATCCCTTGAAAGAAATAAACTAGCGACGGGCGATATTGCCGACGCGGCGAGCGTAGTCGGCCCGGGCGGTCGGGGCGTTCGACAGGCGGAAGCCGATGTCGGCGGCGCCGGTGAAGCCGAGGTTCCAGCAGAGTGCCAGACACTCGGGGGAAGGGGAAGGGATGCCCCGCCCAATCAAACGGCCTCTGAGGGCCCGCAGGTAGGCAAGGGCGACCATATCCTGGGCGAGCGGGGAGCGCCAGAGGTGGCGGGCGTAGGTGGGCTGGCCTTCCCGGGCGAGCTGCGCGTTCCCGTCGGCCCACGCCTCGGGGTGCATTTGGTACAGGCCTAGGGCCCTGCCACCGTCCCCGCGCTGGTCACGCTCCCCGCCCTCGACCTGCCCAATCGCGTGAAGGATGCGGGCGTCGGACTGGGCGGAGGCGGTGCACCCGAGCAGCAGGACGGCGACCAGGGGCGGGAGTCTCACGGGCGGCGGGGGACGAACGAGCCCTGCACCGTGACCTCGCCGATGCGATAGGAGAAGGTCAGACCGATGCAGTCACCGGCCCCGACGTAGGGCTTGACGCTGATCTCCTCGGCGCCGTCGGTGGTCATCAGGACGGTATAGTCGAGGATGAGGCGCTCGACGTGGGGCAAGGCGAACTTGGCCCGGGCATAGTCCCCGGTCACGATGCGCTCGTTTATGTGGTAGACCTCGGTCGCCAGCGAGTTGAAGGCGGGGAGGTGGCAGAAGCGTCCGACGTCGCTCACGACTGCTTGCCCTCCTTGGCTTCCTGCCACAAGCGACAGTAGCGGTCAGCCTCCTCACGAACCAGCAGGTTTTCGGATTGGAGATGCTCGACCTCGGCCTTGAGGCTATCGCACTCGACTGCCAGCACGCTGTTCTCCGCTTGGCGGGCTTGGCACTCGGCCTTGAGGCGGGCGTTCTCGGCCATAGCCTTGACCATCTCGGCCCACTTCTCGGGCTCGACCGGGATGAACTTACCCACGGGAGCGCTCCTCCATCTCGCGGATCACGCGCTCGTTGTGCAGGGCGACGGCGTGGGCCCGCTCGGCCTTGGCGACCCAATGCTCGCGGGACTGCTTGGCGGCGATGGTTTCGAGCTGAGAGGCCTTGAGCGCCGCGTCGGCCCGGTCGGCGTAGGCCTTGAGGGCGGCGACGGTGGACGCGAGGGAGCGGGCGGTAGACCAGGGCGTGAGCCACCAGAGCCGCGGGAGGGTGTTGCCTTTGACGATGAGCATATCCGGGGAGTGTGCGAGGGGGTCGGGCATCAGGAGCGGGAGTAGGGGGCGCGGGGCTGGACGTTCGTCCACTTGATGCCGAGGACGTCGAGCCACGTCCGCAGGAGCGGGACGGACACGCCGAGGGCGAGGGCCGCGTCGGCTTGGGTCTTGCCGGCGGTGTTCAGCGCCGTGAGCTGCGGGTGGATCGCGGCGAGGCGCTGGGCGAACGCGGGCTGGACGGGCCGCTTGAGGGTGAGCGGGCGGGAGGCGACCATGATGGTCGTCTCGGTGGCGGAGGACTTGCGGGGGGTGTTCATGGTGG